TATTAAAATCAATATGTTGGTAGCATACTGTCCTCTTAACTTATTACATTATAATAAAAGAACATAATGTAGTCAAGAAAAGTTATCAAAATTTAATAAAATGATAATTTTCCTTGACAAATATTTTTATCTGTGATATATTATGAGAGTAAGGAGATTAAAACTTATGGTAACGATGACTTGTATTTATGACGGACAGAAAGAACTTATGAAAGCAAAAGGATTCAAGACTGTTGAAGAATTGAAAGCATGGCAGAAAGAAACTCTTGAAAATGACCCTTGTACAATCAAGTGTAAAAATGCAGATATTATTATTGAATCATGTTGTGGAAATTGGAGAACTCTTCGTTTGAATAAACCACTTGAATATTTTACTGAATTAAAAGTAGGCAGAAGTTGTAAAGTTCGTGAAAACGGATATGTTGATGTAAGCGATTCTATGTTTGATAAAATCAGCGGTAAATATAATATCGTTACAAATTTCTAAGGATAAGGGGGGATTAAGAATTATGACAAAGGCAAGCAAGATTTGGACAAGTGTATATGGTACACTCGCAAAAGATTTCACAGATAAAGTAAATTATGCACTCTATGATTTTGTTCGCACAAAAGGAAATACAGATTCTTTTGTTGTTGATTTGGAAACTCTTTATAATAAGGATGAAGACCTTAAAAAGTTTGTTGAAGAAAACAAAGTACCTTCTTGTAAAATTAAGTTCTTCATGGAAGACGAATATCGTTATTCTTTCAACATTAATGATGTTCCTTATCGTGAATTTGATTTTGAAGTTTCTGATGAAATTGCAAACAAGCATGTAGATGATTATGAAATTTCAAAAGACGAAATGTATTATAATGGTGATGACGATTTTTGTGCGGATTATTATGATGGTGATGATTACTCTGAAAGTCTTGGTGATTTTGATGAATAATTAACTATTTAATGTAGATTTTGCTTTTAGGAGAAATTTATGCAGAGATTTGAATTAGCAATAGACGGAAGTTGTAAAGTTGGTAAACCAAAAGATGTATTCGTAGATGCAGTTGAATATGGTGATAAAGATTTTGTAGCAGAAGATGAAACAGAATTCACAAATAAAGCGAATGTGTTGTTGAAAAAGATGAATGGTAAATCGATTGGTGAAGTTGTCGACATTATTCGTGCTAGTGGTTTGGACTTTGATAAAATTTTGATAGATAGAGGTGGAGTATCTTTTGATAGTTTTGCTCAAAGTTTTTCAAAGAATGTTTTGTTGGTGTCTTTTAGTTTTGATTTCGATTATCAAGATATTGTTGCTTATCCTAATTAACTATTTATAATATATATATTTGAAATAAATAGGAGAATAATATTATGGGATATGTAAAAATTGATGAAGATGCTTTTATTGATATGTGTTGGCAGAGAGTAAGTGATTTTAGACCTGCTCAAGCATACGATGATGATTTTTGGACAGAAGTTTTTGATTATCTGTCTGAAATTGGTTGGATGAAAGACCCTTGGAATAATACACCTTCTTTTATTGTTGATAATATTGCAGTTAATGGTGATATTTGTGCAATTGATGATTGTGCTGATAAGTATAGTGAAATCAACGATGATTATGATGGAGATGTTAACGAATGGATTGATGATAAAGGATATATTCAATTTGGTGATTATGTTGTTATCAATCTTGGACTTTAATTGTATCTTTTTATAATTTAATTTTGTATTTAAGACCTAGCGGAAACGTTAGGTCTTTTTTATTACCGAACGGTAATGTTTTTGCGAATTTTTATAACTTTTATGTTATATTTTACTAATAGGGAAAATGATTTATTTTTAATTAGGACTTGATTTTTGTGGATAATGTGTGGAAAAATAAAGAAAGTTAATTATCAAAAGGAGAAATAATAGTGACACGACTAGATTGGATTAAAGCAAGAATTAACGATGCCAACATGGATTACAAGTTGGTTCAAGACATTTTCTATGAAGATTATTGCGAAAAGTTTGGAACTATTGAATTAAAATCTTTTAATGATACCGTTAAACGAGCATACAACACGATGGTTAAACAGAATAAAAATGACGTTGATGAAGATTTTGATATTGAACAGAATATCAAGTTAGAAAAAAATCTGCAGAAAAAAGCAGACCTCACAACATATTATCGAAGAAATAGTAGAAATAATTATCGAGCATTAAATGAAGTAGAATCTATTTGTGAAGAACTTATTAATCGTCTTGATACTGTAAAATTTGATATTCCTAAAATCAATATTGTTAAAGAAAAGAAAGAAAAGAAAACCGCACTTTTGTGTTTATCTGATTTACATGCAGGAACTTTGATTAATGCAGAAAGTGAAGATTTGTGTTATGATTATAATATTCTTTCTAGACGATTAAAAAAGTATGTAACTAAAGCAATTGAAACAATGAAAAAGAATGATGTTACTGATGTTTGGGTTGTTGGTTTAGGTGATTGGGTATCTTCTTCAAGAAGGATAGATGAGATTTTGGGGCAAGTATCATCCACAACAAATTCATTGCTTATTGTCGTAACCATTGTTGAACAAATTCTTGTAGAATTGGCTAATAATTTTGAACATATTTATTATACATCTATTGTAGGGAATGAATCTCGTGTATCTGCTCAAGGTCAATATTCTGAAATTGGTTGGCATTCTATGGAACTTATGAATAATTGGGATTTCTTACAATATACAATATTAAAACATATTTTGAACGATAAAATAAAAAATTTGAATTTTGTTGATTCAGATTCTCCTTTGAAATCTTTGATTAGAATTCCTATTGACGATGAAGAAACTTATAATGTGTGTATTGCACATGGTCATGCTATAAAACAACTTCGTGATAAAGCGGAAGAAGTTTATACTAATTCTTATACAGAAGATGGAGAAAAAGTAGATATTTGTGTAATTGGTCATTACCATAGACCATCTGTTTATTCTAGTGGAAAACTCATTGTTACAGGTACACCAATGAGAAATAATGTTTACTGTAATTCTACAATTGGTACAAAAGGTCATTCTTTTCAAAATCTTATATTGATTAATAATGATGGCTCATATTGGAGTTGTCCTATTAAGTTAGACAATATATCTGATTTTAAGGAAGGTTATAAAATTCAAAAAGAATTGGATTTATTTACATACAATGAAAGTAAAGTTGATAAAGTCAACATTAATATCACTTATAATTAAAATCGGAGAAATACATGAGTCACAATATAGAAGATATGATAAAAATAGGTGAAGTTGATGGATATTCTATCGGAATTTTTAGTCAAGAAGTTGGTGTACCACATTTTCATTTTTATAAAGAAAACGGAAAGAAAGGTGGAATTCAACTTTTACAGAATGATTATTTTTATCATGCTGATTGGAATGATGAACTAACAGAGGAAGAAATAATAAAGTTGGTGGATTTTTTGAATACAGAAGTTGAATCTGATATGAAAACAATGTTTGTGACAAAATTGAGCAACTATGAAATGCTATGTTGTAATTGGGATTTAATTTATTCTGACGATTGTTATGAAACAATTGGATATATGCCAAATTATTTAGAAATGTAACTATTGTTTATAGAGTGATTCGTGTACCAAGCGTACAAGGAATTAAGGTACTGAATAAAAATCAGTAACCTTTTAGAGAAAAGACCTAGTGATATGCTAGGTCTTTTTGTTTTAACATAATTGTTAAAGGTCGAAGATTGATTTGTTTTCTTTCTTTCCGTATAAATCAGCAAGTATTATATCTTTGTGATTTTTCTTGAAATTATCTTCATACTTTTTAATATCTTTTTTACGGATAATTGTAACATTGTTTTCAGCCATGCATTTTTGTTTATACTTAGGTCGTTTATCAGTTTCATCATAAGGATTAATCATAATGTCGTTTTCATCAAAATATTGTTCACCTTTAACTTCGTATATTTTTCCATTAATTATAAAGTCGGGATAATATCTACATTTTCTACCTTCTACTTCATATGGTATATAAAAATTCTTTTTATGGAATTCAAAAGGAATATTATTATCCACTAGATAAAGATAAACAAATAATTCCCAAGAAGAATCAAATCTTAAACCTTTGTAATAAAGTTTTTGATATGTATTCAAATCATTTGGATTTTCAACTCCATATCTTTCCATCATTGTTTTTCTTTTTCGTTCATCTATCTCATTTAATTCTTCTACAGTTTTATTATCCCAAGTTTCTCTAAGTTTTTCTCTCCAATTAGGTAATTGATTAAGATTCGTTATCTTTTTTCCATATATTTCAGATAAAGATTCTAATACTCGTTGATATAATTTAGCATTGTATTCTTCAACAGTAATTCCTTGTTCTTCTAGATGATTATAAAATTTTAGTCGGTTTGCTTTATATGCTTCTTCTAATGAACCATGCTTTTTAATTAATGTATTTTTAACAGATTCGTTTAGATACTTTACATAATTTTCCCAAGAACCAAAATTTTTAATTAAACCTTCATGAATTTTATCAATTCTTGCTTGTTTTCTGATTGGGTCAGCATTTATTTCAGCATGAATTTGCTTTAATTTATCACTAACTTCCTTTTTCTTTTCATCAGACCAATTTTCTCTAGTTTCAAGTATTTTATTCACTCTGATTTCGTTTGCTTTTTCTAATGAACCATAATTTTGAATGAGAGAATCTTCTGACAGTATTTTGGATTTATTAGGATTCTTAAAAAATTCTTTAAGTTTATCAACATCTTCTAATGAAATAACTTTAACATCTACATGCCCAATAGGGTCAATTTCTCTATGATTAGGAATTTGTAAATAATCAATTGAACGATATATTGCATGACGAGAAGTATTGAATTGTCTTGCTAATTCTACACAACTTATTAATCCACGAGATTCCAATGACATTTTCTTTCGTCTAATATTAATCATAAATTGTTTTCTTGCTGATTCTTCGTTACCGTCAAAATTTTTAACATAATCATTTAAATATTCAATAACTTTATTACATTCATCTTTAGGATAAAAAGTTCCATTACCACCAATTGCGTTAATTATTGTTGATTTTATTCCAAATTCTTCTGCTATAACTTTAGGATTATTTGTGTGCCATAATTTCTTTAATTTCTTTTCAGAATAAAATCCATCTTTCTTTTCATTATTTTTTCTTTTTAATTCTTCTAAGTTACATTTTGGACAACCATCACCATTAATTATTCGAGAAGGTGTTGTTTCAAATTCATTATGATGAATACACTTCATTATTATTTTATCTCTTAATGTACGAAATTTGGCTAGAGAAGTGTCAAGTTTGTTTCCATATTTTTGAAAAACTATATTTTGAAATTCTTCAATAGACATTCTTCTATTATCATTTCTATGTTCATCCGCACATTTTCTACAACCGCTTCCTTGACGTAAATAACTAGCTTGTATATTAAATTCTCCATGAATTGGACAAATAACAGTTACTTCTTCATCACAACCTTTATATTTAACTAATGATAAATCCAAATCATGATGATTTCTTTCTTTTACTTCTTTTATAAATTGTTCCGTTGTTTTTCTTATACCCATAAATATTCTTCCTATTAAATCTCTTAGTGTATTTTCAACATCATAACATAGATAGTTAAAAGAATTCAATACTTTTATGAAATTTAACTATTTATATTATCATTATATGAATAAAGGCATATGCGGATGCGGTATATGTTGAAAAATCCAAGCCTAGGAGGTGAATGATATGCAACAACAAGAATTAAATAATCTTATAGATATGGAAAAAGATATACTTGCTCATCCATCTGATGATTTACATTATTTGGATTCAATTCTGAATTCTGATTTGTTTACTGAATCTGAAATTCAAGATATAAATTCTGCTTTAGGTCTAATTCTTCATGATGAAAAATTATCTGAAAGAGAAAAAGGTAATCTTCTTGAGAACAGTTGGAAAATAAATCATAAATTTAGACCACCTACAGTTGAAGAATTTTTAACAGAAGATTGGATTGGTCCACAAGCAAAAGAAGTATTTCCTCATTGTAAAGAAGTTTTTATTAAATATTTTGACCCATCTGTGAATAAGAATACCTTAATTACTTATTGTTGTACTTAAATTGGTTGGGGTAAAAGTACGCTCTTGGCTATGATTAAGTTTTATAGAGCAATATTAACTGAATCATATAGGAATCCAAAACAATATCTTAAATTGGGCGAAAGTACACGTTTGACAGACGCTACTATATCGTTCACGAAATCAAGTGCATACGACCTTGTGATAAAAGGACTTGACAGTTTATTACAAACGTCTCCAAAATGCCAAAAATTACATTACGAAAGAGATATGACTAATCCCGAATATACAGAAAGTGGAAAAATACTTTTCTGTAATACTTCAAAAGGTAACTCTATTTTAAGAGTGGGCGATATATTTTATGATTGTATATCTGAACCTATTCAATTGGTAGGAAGAAACCTAATTTCTGTGTCGGCAACCGAACTTTCATTTTTGAAAGAAGTAATGCCAGAAGAAAAAGTTATGAAACTTGTTGATGAAATGTTCTCTCGTGTTCATAACCGTTTTGGTTATAATAATCCTAATGTATCTTTAATTGTAGATTCATCTCCTAATTCAATGGAAGGACTTGCTGACCAATGGATTGAAAAACATAAAAATGATAAAGATAAATTATTCATAAATGATAAAAAATGGGAACTTCCTACATTCTCGTGGATGTTTCCTATTTATGAAAAAGATAAGAAAAATAACGTATTTCCTATTTTCAAAGGAACATCTACTCAACCTACAAAAATTATTACAAAAGAAGAAGTAAAAAATTATAATGAGGATGATATTCTTTGGACTCCCAATGACCTTTATGAACTTGCAAAAGATAATGTTAGTAAAATAATGCGAGATTTTGGTGCAACTCCAACCGCTGGTTCAGATTCTAAATTATTTACAAATCATCAACTCATAAATCAATGTTTCGTACCAAATCTCAAGAACTTCTACATGTTCGAATATGCTTCATACCTTTTAGCACCTGAACAGTTATTATGGGATAAAGTTAGACCTTTATTGTATGTATATACAGGTCGAAACAATTCATTCAGATTAAAACGCTATCCTAGTGCGGAGCGATTTGTACACATCGACCTTTCAGAAAAGAAAGATATGGCAGGTATTTCAATGGTACACTTGGAATGTGATAAATTGGGAAGAAAGATGTATGTTGCAGATTTTACACTACCAATAATGAGTAAGAAAGACGACAAAATAAACATAGATGCTTTCAAGTATTTGGTATATTGCATGAAAGTATATGGAAATACAAATATTAAGAAAGTGACTTATGATAATTTTCAATCGGCTAGTTCATTGCAGTTCTTGGAGAGAAATGGAATTGAATGTGAAAGATTATCATTGGATATATCACCTGATTATTATTTGTCATTTGCAAGTTGGGTTATGCAAGGAAGAGTAAAAATCGGTAAAAACTTGGTAATGAAAAATAATATGAAGTCACTCATCACAACAAATGGTGGGCATAACGGAAAAGAAAGTAAAAGTGGAAAACTTATTGTAGACCATGTACAAGGTGATTGGATTGATTTGGAAAATTCTGATTGGGAAAATTCAAAATGTGGATATTTTGGAAAAGATTTGGCGGATTCATTTGTGGGTGCTTGTACTAATGCTGATAAAAGTAATGTTCCGTATGCTCAATGGTTGTATGATGAAGATGAAGAAAATATAGAAGATTTGGATAAAAAGATGATGAGTAATGTGGCTGATGAAATTTATGAGAAATTTGGATTAAAATTTAAGAAAAATCCGAATGAAGTTGCTTAAAAAGATTAACTATTTATTTTATGTAGAAAACTTAACTATTTATATTAAGTTTTTATGAAGTTAAAATTTATGATATAGGAGAATAAAGATATGGCTCATGTATTAGACCAAGTAATGTCAATGGGGTTAGATGCACTTTCAAATCATTACTCAATAATTTTACCAACTAGTATTTCTCAATTAGCAGGTGTTGTAGACCCACTTACTTTAAGAATTAGTAAGGTTAGTATTCCTGACAAGGAAATTAATACTTATTCTATTACTAAACGTGGACGTACATTTGATAGACCTAGCGGAAATAATGAACAGAATAGAGAAGTAACATTTTCATTCAGACCTGATAAAAAGTTGCTTACTTATAAGGCTATGACCAATTGGATGAATTATATTCAGAATAACGAAACTATGTTTATGGCAAGTGATGCTGGTCCAAATGGTGATGGTGGAATAAGTTTGTTTAGAGCAAACATTGAAGTTTGGGCAATCGATAATCTTGATGATTCCAACTATGCAGGAACTCCAAACTCAATTTGGGTACTTCAAGGTGCTTGGCCCAAGAGTGTAGGTGGATTGGAATTTGATGATTCTAATGGTGAACCTTTTGATGTTGATGTAACACTCAATTGTTTCAATATTATTTATCCATCAGTTTAATAATAAAATCTTTGAATAGTTAAACTTAAATGTTTCATTATTGATTATAAAAGTTTAACTATTTAATGTATATAAAAAGCAAACAGTTTGTTTGTAAACAAATAATATATTATTTTAATAAAAACCTATATAGGAGAAATTGAAATGAAAAAACCAATTAGACTTAGAAAACCAATTATGGTTGAAGGAAAGATTATTGCAAAGGGTGCAAAGATTTTCGTTGAAGCAGAAGATATTGAAGATGTTGGAACTCCAATGAATCCATCTGATAACATTGAAGATGATGTTGAAGTTGCTAAAGCAAAGCGTCTTGCAAGAATTAAGAAGATTCGTGCTATGAAGAAAGCAGAAGTTACAACTGCAGATGAAAACGATGAAGGTGTAGATTTCCCTGCTGATGACATTCAGGCTCTTAGACGTGCTAGACTTGCAAGAATTCGCAAGATTAAGGCTATGAAGAAAGCAGAAGATGAAGTAAAAGAAGAAGACGAAGTTGATGAGGATGATGAACTCGAAGAACGCAAGGCTCGCTTGGCTCGTATTCGTAAGATTCGTAATATGAAAAAAGCAAAGAAAGCAGAAGATGAAGAAGTTACAGAAGAAGATGAAGATGAAATTGCTGAAAAGAAAGCAAAGCGTCTCGCTCGTATCAAGAAAATTCGTGCTATGAAGAAACTTGAGGGTGATGATGAAGTTGTATCAACAGAAGATAATGACGCTCCTGCTGATTTTCCAGCAGACGAAATTCAAGCACTTCGCAAGGCTCGCAAAGCAAAACGTGCAGAAGACGAACTCGAAGAAGAATCTGATGAAGTAGTTGATATCACACAAGATGATGAAGGTGAAAAGATGGCTCTTCGTAGAGCAAGAATGGCTCGTATTCGCAAAATCCGCAACGCTAAAAAGGCTGAGGATTCTGTTGAAGAAGAAGACGAAATTGAAGATGACGATGATGGTGTTGTAGCAGAAAAGTGTGGAAAATAATTTCAACTTCTAATTTTTAGTTAGAAAAAAACCCTAGAGCAAAATCTAGGGTTTTTTTTTATTTTAATTTCCCATTCCATGATGATACAATCTTTCATAATAAAGTTTGTGACTTTCATTATCAATTTTGTAATTTGTACTTCCCCAATTAAAATAATTAGTTAACATTGGTTTCCATTCATTTTCATTATCATACTTCATCAAGATTGGACACCCATGAGATTTGCTCCATTCGATGAATCTTCTAGTATAACTATCAGGTTTTCTTTCCATATATTAAAATCCTCCAAGTTCTAAAATAAGAATTAATTGTAATTTATTCAAGATTAAAATTTATTTAATTATTTTATAATTTTTCTTGACAAAAATATTCGAGTGTATATAATATTATAATAATGAGTTGTAAGAAAAATAAACTGAATAGAAAAAAGAATACCCTCATTAATGTCTTAAAACAACGATAGCAATTTTTATTGTATGGGGAAGTTTTACAGATGAAAAAGGAAATGTAATTGCCATTAAAGAATGGGATAAATATAAAAGAGCAAATATGCTTGTAAAAATAATATAAGGAAATGAAGTATGAATAATTATGTATGGAATTTGAATGATTTTAATTTAAAAGTTAATCCTCCGTCATTTAATGATTTCTTAAAAGATGAGATGAAATTTAATTCTGAAAAGATTAAGAAAATAAATAATATAATTCAGAGCAAAGAATTCGAATTGGAAATAAAAGAATCTGATTTACATAAAGATGTAATTGATAATTTTATGTGGTGGGTGCATTGTATCAATAATCAAAATATTAAAAATTCAAATAAATTTGATAAAGTTGTAATCAGAAAACTTACAAAACCTTATCCGTATAAATCAAAGAAAAAGAGAATTGTGAAAAAGTGGTGGAAGAATCATTCTGAATTAGTTGAATTGAATGATGTATCTATTGATATGGAGATGAAAAATGATTAAATGGATATATGAATGTTTAAATATTTTAATTAAAGAACCTACAGAAGAAAATAGAAAAATTGTTGCTAAAACAATAGCAAATGAAATTGAAGATAAAGAAAATTATATGTTGGACATAATTAAAGATTGTTATTTTGAAGCAAACAGTGAATTATCTGATGAAACTGTTGTAAAAATAGAATCACTTGTAGGTAAAGACAAATTGAAGGAAATGTTTACATGAAAAGATTTAGAATATTAATTAAAAGATTGTTTCATAAATTGCATTGCAAATTATATCAATGTACCTCATATGATAGATATCCTATTGAATGTGAGGATTGTGAAAAATGTAAATTCGGTGATTGGAGAAAAGAAGAAAATAGATAAAATTACTTTTGAATAGCGAAGTATCTTTGTGGGATTTTAATCCGAATACAAAGAAAGAATATTTTTAAAGAGGTTGAAAGTGGGTGATAATAAAGAGGATTATTCAAATTATATTCGAGTTATAGGTGTAGACCGTAAACAACATTTAGCACTACCTTGGGAAAATACATGTAAATGTGGTTGTAAAATATTAAATAAGAAACCAACGGAACAAGAATTGAATAAAACTTATTCTTGTTATAAATGCACATATTAGGAGGATAAACATGGC